CACCTGTTAGAACGCTGCGAAGTTGTCGTGGTCGGCATCGACGGCGGTGGCCTAGACGACCTGTTCGGCCTGGTCGTGCTCGGCCGCGAGAAGGGCGGCGACCGCTGGCTTTGCTGGACGCATTCCTGGTGCCATGAAGGCGTTCTGGAACGCCGCAAATCCATTGCCGCGCAGCTCCGCGACTTCGAGAAAGCCGGCGAGCTGACCATCGTGGACGACGCCCTGGAGGACATTCAGGACATCGTAGCCGTCGTGGCTGACGTGAAGGCGCGTGGCCTCCTGGCCGCCGTGGCCGTCGATCCGGCTGGGCTGGGTGAGTTCGTGGACGAGATGGCCAAGATCGGCGTGACGGCCGAGGCCAAGAACCTGATTGGCGTGCCGCAAGGCTACGCCCTCATGAACGCGATCAAGACGAGCGAGCGGCGGCTGGCCAGCGGCACGCTGGTGCACAACGGCTCCGCCCTGATGGCTTGGTGCGTAAGCAATCTGAAAATTGAGCCGACCGCGACCGCGATCCGAGCCACGAAGCAAAATGCGGGTGACGCCAAAATCGACCCCGCAATGGCGATGTTCAACGCCACCCTGGTGATGAGCCGGAATCCCGAGCCCGCGGGCCGATCCATTTTCGACCGACCCGACCTGTGGGGGGATGACGATGTGGCCATTCACGAAAGCTGAGCCCGCCGCGCCCCTCGCGCAAGGCGAGGTACTTCCAGGCCGGACAGCTTCAGGCCTCCCGCGCGTCGGCCCGCAAAACGCGACCTGGGGCGCGCCGTCGTCCTTAGAGAACCCATCGACGGACCTAACCTTTGCTCTGACCGACGGTTTCGACGCGGCGGTGGCCGGGCCGGTGGTCAATGAGCAGACGGCCATCCGGTCCACAACGGTTTACCGCTGTGTGAGCCTTATTTCAGGGCTCATCGCCTCAATCCCGCTCTCGGTTTACGAGCGCACTGACACCGGCCGGCGCACAGCCACCGGCCACCGGCTCTATCCGCTTCTGCACGACGTGCCGAACGACCTCATGGGGTCGTTTACGTGGCGCGAGCAAATCGCCGTGGACCTGCTGCTTGGCGGCAACCATTACAGCGTCATCGAACGTGACAATGCGAACCGAGTTGTCGGCTTCATGCCGGTCCTGCGCCATGCCGTGACCCCGTTCCGCGCCGGCGGCGTCACCCGCTATACGCTCGCGACGAGCGAAGGGGATCTGCCTGTTCCCCAGGACGACATGCTGCACGTTCCCGGCCTCGGCTTCGATGGCTTAACGGGGCTCTCGCCCATCGGCATCGTCGGCAAGGCTCCGGTCGGCCTCGACATGGCACTGAGCGAGTATCAGAGCCGCGTGCACGCCAACGGCGCGACTCCCAGCGGCGTCTTCTCGGTCGCGCAAAAGATCAGCCCCGAGGGCTTTAAGCGGCTGCGCGCGCAGTTCACCCGCGACCACACCGGCCTCATGAACGCCGGCAAGCCAATCATCGCGGATGAAGGTACGTCCTGGGCGACCATGCAAATGTCGCCGCAGGACGCTCAGACCCTTGAGACACGCCGCTTCCAGGTCGCCGACATCTGCCGGCTCTACGGCGTGCCCCCGCACATGGTCGGGGAGACCGACAAGAGCACGTCCTGGGGCTCCGGCATCGAGCAACAGTCGCTTGGCTTCCTCCGCTACACGCTGGAGCCTTGGCTTAAGCGTATTGAGGATGAGCTGTATCGCAAGCTTTTCTTCAGCAATCGCCCCACCGCGCAAAACTTCTATGCCGAGTTTGACCGTGATGCCCTGCTGGCCATGGATTCCAAGGCCCAGGCCGAAGCGTTCAGCTCCGGCATTCAGAATGGCTACTACAAGCCGTCTGAGGTGCGCCGCTGGAAGAACCTCCCGCCGGCAGAAGGGGCCGATCAGCTCCTCGTAAACTCGACCCTCGTGCCCATCACGATGGCCGGCAAGCAAAACGCCGCGGAGCCCGCTTCCGGCGCTCCTGCCGCACCACCTCCTGCAGGAGACACGCCATGAACCCAAAGGACCTCGCTCGCGCTAACTGGCGCACTCATTTTGAAAATCGCTCTGTCAGAGAAGCTGACGCCGCGCCTAAATTCGAGGTGCGGAATGCTGCCGACAGCAGCGCAGCTGAAGTTCTCATCTACTCAGAGATTGGCTACTACGGTGTCGATGCTAAGTCGTTTGCTCAGGCAATGGCCGGCATTACCGCTCCCAAGATTACCGTTCGGATCAACAGCCCCGGCGGCGATGTCTTCGACGGCCTGGCCATGTTCAATACGCTCAAGGCTCACCCGGCTAAGATCGAGACCGTGGTCGATGGCCTGGCCGCCTCTGCCGCTTCATTCATCATGCTGGCCGGCGATACGGTGAGCATGAACGAAAACTCCATCGCTATGATCCATTCCGCATGGGCGCTGGGCATCGGCAATGCCGTTGACCTGCGTGAGTTGGCTGCCACCCTCGACAAGGTGGATGGGCAGCTCGCCAATATGTACGCGAAGAAATCAGGCAAGGACCTTGAAGAGATCAACGCAGCGATGGCCGCTGAGACGTGGTTCACGGCCGAAGAGGCCAAAACCTTCGGGCTTGTCGATAGCGTGATCACTGACGAGCCGGCTGACGACAAAGCCAAGAACGCGGCTGAGGACGAGCTATTCGGCCTCGCCACCCCGCGCATTTCTGCCATGCGGCGACGCCTCCGCGTCGCTGCTCACGAGGGCTAGCCGCCTTCGCTCACCCGATCCGGCCGCATTCTGCTCCGGAAACCCCGCCCCGCTTCGGCGGGGTTTTTCGTTCCACCGACCCAAGGCCCGCCATCGCGCGGGCCTTTTGCTTTTGGAGACACCCATGACGATTAAGGCTCTGCGGGAAGAGCGCGCCAAGTTGGTTGCCGACGCCCGCGCACTTGTGGACGGCGCGCCGTCTGCCGAAAACGACGCCAAGTTTGATGAGTTGATGGCCGCCGCCGATGCGCTGAAGGCGCGCATTGACCGGGCCGAGCGCCTGGAAGGCGTCGAAGCTCACCTGGGCGAGCGCGCTGCGGTTTCGGCCGCTGTGCGTGGTATCAGCCCCGATCAGGCCCGCGACGAGCAGGTCACGGAAGATCAGGTTTTCGCCCGCTTCCTCCGCGTCGGCATGAACAACCTCAGCGCTGAGGAGCGCGCGATTGCCGTTCCGCAGTTCCAGGCTGCTCAGTCGGTCGGCACGACCACCGCCGGCGGCTACACCGTTCCGCAAGGCTTCTATGCGCAGCTTGAGCAAGCCCAGAAGGCTTACGGCGGCATGCTGGAAGTCGGCTTTGTGATCGACACAGAGAGCGGCAACGCCCTCCCGATCCCGACCTCGACGGACGTTGCGAACACGGGCGCGATCCTCTCGGAGAACACCCAGGTTTCGGCGCAGGACGTGACGTTCGGCAACGTGAACCTCGGGGCGTACACCTACACCTCGAAGCTCATCCTCGTGTCGAACCAACTCCTCCAGGACTCCGCGTTCGACCTGAACGCCTTCCTGGCTGACGCTCTCGGCACCCGTATTGCTCGCGCGATCAACACGCACTTTACCGTCGGCACGGGTTCTTCGCAGCCGGCCGGCGTCATCGTGGGCGCTGCCTCGGGTAAGGTTGGCACGACCGGCCAGACGACTTCGGTGATCTACGATGACCTCGTAGACCTCGAGCACTCGGTGGACCCGGCGCACCGCCGCCAGGGTCGCTTCATGATGGCCGACTCTTCGCTCAAGGTGATTAAAAAGCTGAAGGACTCGCAGGGTCGTCCGCTTTGGGTGCCCGGCCTCGCCACAAGCGAGCCCGACACCATCCTGGGCTACGGCTACACCGTGAACCAGGACATGGCAGCAATGGCTGCAAACGCCAAGTCCATCGCGTTCGGCGACCTGAAGAAGTATTTCATCAGGCGCGTGAAGGGCACGCAGGTGCTTCGCCTCACCGAGCGGTATGCCGACTTCAACCAAACCGGATTCCTCGCGTTCCAGCGTTGGGACGGCGTGTTGGTCGATGCCGGGTCGAACCCGGTGAAGTACTACGCCAATTCGGCAACCTGAGGAATATCTTCTCTGATCGTAATAACGCGGGCGGCGGTGACTTCTCTGCCGCCCGCACCTATTTCCTGTTTGTCTCTTTTCTTTTTGAGGATTTGGCACGTGAAGGCCATCAACCTAGTGTCGTGGTCGGGCGACATGTTCAGTTTTACGCCTGACATGCTCATTGATTTACCCGACGAGATCGGCAAGGCGCGCATTGAGGCTGGCCTGATGCGCGAAGCGACCGAGGCCGAACTGAAGGACTTCCTCGTTTACACCTATCCAAGGGAGCCCGCCCAAGCCGCTTCTGAGCCCCACCAGGCCGCTTCCGCTGGCCCGGCGATAGAGACGCCGGCAGATCCCGCTTCGCCTGCCAGCGAGGCCGGCGAGCCCGTTCCAGGCACTGGAGAGGCCGATGCCAAGGTAGCGCGCAAGCGAGCCTAAGCCGCCGCCACCCCTTCCCTCGCAATCTTTGGCCGCCTTCGGGCGGTTTTTTTATGGAGTAATCCCCATGGCCATCGGTGGTATCAACCAAAAATGGAAAGAAGGCCTACTGCAGGCCACAGCCGGCACTTCGCTCGGCGGCACGCTGAAAGCATCGCTGCTTGATGCGGACGACGTAGGAACGGCGATCACGGGGGCGACCAACGCAACCCCCATCGTGATCACTTCGACCTCGCACGGGCTCTCGGATGGCGATCTCGTCGCGATCACAAGCGTCGGCGGGAACACGAATGCGAACGGCGTGTTCCGGGTGGCCGGTTCCACGGCGAACACCTTCCAGCTCACCGACCCCGACACGGGCGCGAACATCGCCGGGAATGCTGCCTACACCTCCGGTGGCCGCTGCTTGCCTTGGGGCACCTGGGACTTTTACGACGATCTGTCTGCCGGCGTCGTGGCCACCACGGCCGCACTCGGCACCAAGACCTACACCAAGGGCGTGTTCGACTGCGATGATCCGTCTTGGACGAGCGTCACCGGCGACGTGTGCGAAGCCGTGGTCTTCTGGCTCGACACCGGCACGCCCGCGACCTCGCGCCTAGTCTACATCCTGGTGACAGCGACCGGCCTGCCGTTCACGCCAAACGGAGGCAATGCCTCGCTCGCGCAGAACGCCTCTGGCTTGTTCCGGATCTGAGCTTCGACTCGATCTGAGCCTCAATCCGCAAGGAGGCCGACATGGCTTACGCTGAGCAATACACCATTATGATTTGCACGGTGGCGCTCCGGCAGGACACGAACAATATGTTTCGCGGGCTCAGCGATCTTGCTGGGCGCTCCTATGACACGTCGCCAATCAATTCGTTACCCGGAACCTGCTCGATTGGACTCGCAGCTACGCTGAACAGCACGTCCCCCTGGTTGACGACCCCGACCCATTACATGGGCGGGACGTGGGAGACGCTCTCCTATCAGCAGCTCATGACCGACCTCAAAGCCGGCGCTATCCCGACCCGCGATTGGCTGCCCTTCAACCTGACGCAGAGCAGGGCCAAGGCGGCAGGGCAGGCGCTCTATACCCGGTCGCAAGCTGCGGACGAGCGCGAGCCATCGGTTATCGTGGCCGAGAATTTGGCGGCTGCCCTGGCTGAATTGGGCCTGCAGCGCATTCCGAACGCACCGCTCCCGACGGGTTAGCGATGCCAGCCTGGATCATTTTCTACGACGACGGCTCGTCCTTCTCATCGGATGACGGCGGACCGGGCGATGCACCACGCGAAGGCGTGCAGATTATAGCCCAAGCTGACCAAGGCTGCGGCCTGCGGTGGGTCCACAGTCGGGACTTTTATTGCTGGCACAATGACGATTGGGCGGGGTGCTGGATCGGACACAACGCGCCGGGGGTCCGTCGCTACCGCTACTGGTCCGAGAAGGGCCAAGAGTCCGGCGTCGTCCTGACTGGCTACGAGCTGCCGCCAGAGAGTTGGTACCGTATCGCCGGGCTCGCGCACGCCGATCCGCGCTTGCCTGTAAAAACGGCTGGCCATCCGCTCGATGAACCGCTGCTCGAGGACGTGAACGACAGTAGCCATCGGTAAGGAGGACGCGACTCATGTCAAATCCTGCCTTTACTCAGGGCGTCTACCGCTTTCGCACGGATACCACTGCCGCACAGGGCGGAACTCCAACCTGGGCCGCGGCTGAAAACACGGGCGTGAGCATTGGACACGGCCAGACGGTCCGCGTACGGCTCCGGCTCCAGAACACGACGGCCAACTCAACCAGTGCGACCTGGAACCTCTTCGTTTCCAGAAACGGCGGCACGTATACCCAGGTCACGACCACCAGCACATCGCTCGGCGTCGTCTCGGCCGATGCCAGCTCATCGGCTGACGAAACCTCACTCACGACGGCGCTTCTGACAGCGGGCACGGGCTCTTATTTCGCGGGTCTCTATGATGAGACCGGCACCACGGGCTCGGTCGCGGTTTCAGCCAGCGCTCACACAGAGGTTGAGTTTGGCCTAAAAATCATCGCTTCCGCTGGCGACACGCTGGATTTCCGGGTCTATCGGGCTGGCGCGACCACCAATATGACTTATACGGTCACGCCTCGTGTGACCGCGACCCGGACAGAATACAATGTCCGGTACAATCCGAATGACCTGACCAAGATGTGGCAGGACTCGGGAAAGGCCACAGCGGTCTCTGCTGCGGGCCAGCCGGTCGGCTACATCGCCGATGCCTACGGTTCGGGGATTGACCTGAGCCAATCGTCATCGACGCGCCGTCCGATCCTGCGCTTCGACAGTACGGCCGGACGCTACTATCTCGAGTTCGATGGAATCGATGATTATCTCGAAAACACAACGGCGCAGTTAAACTTAGACGAACACGCCTTCTTTGCCCACGCGCAAGAGAATACGTCAGTCGATTTCGCCGGCCTTATGGCCTTTAAGTCATCTAGCGGTAATGATTACGACAGCACGGACACGGTTTGTTTCGAGTTCGGGTCATCAACGCAGAACTTCGGCACCGCCGGCTCTACGAGCACTTCGTATTCTATTTATGACACCGCGTCAGGAGCTGCGCCCAAGGCGACTTGGGAAACCTATAAGACTGCGACGACGGGCGAAATCCTCAAAAACGGCGTTTCGCTCAATACGGATACGTCTTTTACCGCTTTTTCAACCTATAGCGCTGCAGGCCTCCTTGTTGGTTGCCGATGGGTCGGAAGTGCTACGGCCTATTATCTGAACGGGCGCATTTATTCCATCGAATTAAACGGCAAGTCCGGGATTACGTCAGGAGAGCGCACGACCATCCGGTCGTTCCACACGACCGGAACGTCCGAGGACACCATCACGGCGGCGTATCTGACAGACCGGGACACCCCGTATAGCGCAACGGTCAGCCCTGGCGCGGTCAGCCTTACGACGGCCTTCCGGACCGACACCGACACGCTATACGCCGCAGCACTCTCCTCGGTGCTCGTGGCTGGTTATCAGACAGACGGCGACGGGCTTTATGTCCCGACGCTCTCCGCGAGCTACACGGGGTCTGCTGGGTTCCTCAGCGATAGCGACCGTGTTTATGCCGCGACCCTGACGCCGGGCGTAGCTACGCTCACAACAAGCTTCTTAAGCGACGCCGATGCCCTGTACTCGGCAAGCCTAGCCTCGATCACCATCCTCTCGGCCGGGTTCCTGGCTGATAGCGATGGCCTCTATGCTCCGACGCTCTCGGCTTCTTACACGGCCACGGCGGGGCTGCTCACAGACGCCGATCAGCCTTATGCCCCGGCGCTTTCGTCCTCTTACCAAGCCACGGCAGGCTTCCTCGCTGACAGCGATGCGCTCTATGGCGCAACCCTTACCCCTGGTGCTGTCAGCATCACGGCGGCTCGGCTAAATGACGGCGATCAGCCTTATGCCCCGGCGCTGTCTTCGAGCTACACCGCCACCGCCGGGT